TGAAAAATGAGACTAAATTTTGGCAAGAAATTAAAAGAAATACACCAAAAATTAGTTGGACAAGGATTGAAAATAGTAGTGCTCTTGGCACTCCTGATCTATTGGGCTATAATGATAATAGCCACTTTTTTACAGTAGAGCTAAAAGTAACAAGTGGTAATAAAATACGATTCTCACCACACCAAATTGCCTTCCATGTGAGGCATCCTAACAATACATTTATCATGGTAAAGCACCTCGCTTCTAGAGACGTGAAACTTTATGAGGGAAAGGTTATCGAGCAGCTTGTTGCTTGCGGCTTGAAGCTTGAGGCTTGTGCCTCTACGCTTGATGCTTGTCGCTTGCGGCTTGAGACTTTGTAGCTTGCTGCTTGGCGCTTGAAGCTTGCGACTGTGATGACAGCTTTACCTGGTTCACCACCTGAGAGTCGCTTGAAGCTTGTGGCTTGAGGCCCGGACCAGGTGCACGCCTTCCAGCCGCCGTCGCGTCTCCTCGGCTAATGACCTGATCCAGTTTATTACGCTTGCGTAATTCTTTATAATATTTTGGATGTTTGAATACGTGCATTAGTGTTTACCATATGCAATATTCTTAACAGATTTGTCCCAACATGCACGACAATTCTTACATTCGTTATTTTGTTCAGGGGCTGGACACGTCCTGCCGCTGGTCACCACCGTTGAAGTGTTGTCCCATCCTCCAGCTGCTGCCTGGTCGATCATTGGCATGGAGAACCGGATCACTAAATTGTCAGGGCATTCAGGCAGGAAGTGTTTGACCCATGCCTCCCGTGTAGGCATCCAGTGTTTGACGTCTGGAGTAAGCTTACACACTGCAAAGATCTTGAGCAGGTGAGCTTCGTCTTGTACGTCGCCTGAATCATGCCATCTAAATTCTTTTGATTTTTTTGAATTGATCAACAGCGCCATGGCGCCGGTCCAGAGCGGGCTCTTCGTTGCTGCTAGCCGCCTGTATTGTGCTTCTTGTACAACTTTAAAAACATAACAGCCTTTAAGCGCATAACAATTATAGCAGACTGAATCTTTAACCTTCCGGAGCTTGGACCCTGTTTTGCATTCCTTAGCCGGTAGACCATAGGCCCAGCCAGGCATCTTTGAAGGCTTGCTTAAGCCTCCTACTATTTTTAATGCTTCACTTGTTTTCATAATCTTATAATATCCTATGTTTATTATTTGTCAAGCTTGACGCTTGCGGCTTGCTGCTTGAAGCTTGTCGCTTGATGCTTAACTCTTTAAAAAACTTTTCACAGCTGCGCAGGTAACCAGCCGGCAGCTCGCGATGGTCCCGGATGAAGTAGTGTGTTAAGTCGTTGTGTTTAATTCTCTTCATTATTCTCCTCCCAGGAAGCTCCAGCGTACTCTTCATACCAAGCATCAAAATTTGCTTCAGCATAATCATACATGGCCATTTGCTCATAATACCATTTGCTTAAATTTTTCCTGTTCTCTTTCAGATCTTCTTTAAGCTGCTGCCTAGTGCCATAAACACTGTCCATCATATTTTTTTTAATACTATGATCGTAACAATTACTCATTTTTTTTCTCCTTGTAATGTTCTTCTGCTAGTGTATAAATATGATCATCACCCACCCAATAATCACCATCTACAATATATTTTTCATACCACTCATCTTTTGAAAGTTTATCTAAATCTTCGTATGCTTTTTTATATTCAACTGCTGATTCATACATACTCTCAAACTCGCTAACACTTGCTTTAAATTCCTCCTTTAATTCTTTTAATTCTTCAAGTGTATAGTTATAAAAATTATGTACTTTAAACTCATATTCATTGCTCATAATTACTCCTTTCTAAATTAATCCTATCATATCCCACAGTTGCTGTCAAGCTTGAAGCTTGCTGCTTGAAGCTTGCCGCTTGTCACTTTCTTCTTTAGAATGCTTTTTAGAATCATTCTAAACTGTTTTTTTCTCCCATCTAATTTTATCTGCCTTACTTTTTCTAAAATAAAGATTAATACTTTTTTTAAAACTATTACCTTTAATTATTCTAGACTCTTCTTCTACTGTTCCTTTAGTTTTAATATATTGAGGTCTTGTAGCAGTTATTAGATTATTTCCATTATTTCTAAACTTTCTTTTCATTGTCATTTCTAGATCAGTCACTATGCTACGAGGGAGGTTAACGCACAGCATTCAGTTAACGTTCGGGATATCCTTACGCGCATTCTTGTTATAGTGTTTATTTCCACAGTCATTAATGACTGATCCCAGATCACAGGACGCCGATCGACTTATTACAAGTGAGCTAACCTGTGATCAGGGATCAGTTCTGGTTCATAGCACAAAGACGGACTATCGTCGGTGTGATGTACTACAACCAGAAGTTGTCCCAATTATTAGAGCAGTTTAAACTATGCGCACTCTCGTTTTCCTGAATTAATAATTAAATCTTATATAATCCTATTGACAAGGTTTGTCAAGTAGTATATAAAAATAATTATGCAAAATAAAAATAATAACCTAACTTATTGGTGGAACTTACCGATTGATGAGTTAGAAGAAATGGCAGACGAAAATGGTAAGATAAAAAAACAAGAACAAGTAAAAGAAAGTGAGGAAGAAAACAATGAGTAAAATAAGAATGAATACCGAATTTAGAAATAAGATTTTAAATCGGTATGTTGATAATGCTGAAACAGAAAACACGCAAGAGCGAGAGGCATATAATCAAGCAAGAGAAAAAGTTGACGCATTATATCCACTTGTTTTTGATGTAGCAAAAGAAGTTGTATCAAGAGCATATCCAAGTGATGATGTTGCGACTTGTAAAACTCTAAAGAAAAAATATGGGCAACCTTTAGATGTTGTAGCAAAAGATAAATGCTTTTATTTTTCTTATGCAAAAGATGAACTAGAAGAAGATGAAGATGAAAGCGACAGAAATATATCTGAACATTTTGATTTTGGTTTATATGGTGATGTTGGAACGAGTAATACTTATCACAATGAAACAGGAAAACAATTTGCCTATGCTTATAAGAGAGAAGAACTAAAAGCAAAAGACTGTAATCCAGATATACTTGCACAACAAAATGGCAAGGAAGATAATCCACATAAAACTAAACACATTGAGGCAAACGACAAGGCACTAGGATATAGTCATTATTCAAGTTATAATTCTGATGATGATAATTCTGTCGGAATGACAAGAGAGTTTGATAGTCAATGGTATTTAGATATTATTGGAACTAGCCATTGTCGTTCAAGAACTATTGCTTGTACTAAACAAGAGTTTGAACAATTTAAAATGCTTAAACTTGCAAAAGCAAATGTAATTACTTGTCATCAAAAATGGGTAGATAGTATTGAGAAACAAAAACAAGCTATGAAAACAGGATTGAAAGCTTACAGGTATTTAAGCGAGGGTGTTGAGTTGATGAAAGAACTTGGCATTGAAATTGACGAGGCAGAACTTGTTAGATGTAATTCAACAGGACTTACAATCTATAATCCTGTTAATCTTGCTAGTATGATTAAAGGTATGAAAAATACTACTATGACGAGAGAGCAAAAAATAGCGATTAGAAAGCAATATGAAAGTGAGGGAAAAATAAATTAATTTAAGCTATTGACAATGTATGGGATTTAATATAAAATCCCATACATAACAGAAAGGAATAGAATGATAACAGATAAACAATTTAGAATAACATATTATTCTAACAAAGACGGAAAGCACATAACACGAAACGCAAAATGGGATAGCCAATGCAGATATTGGACGTCTAAAATTGGAGATTTATTAATGACTTATTTTGACGTAGATAAACAAGGATATAGAACTGCCAAAGGTAGTTGGACTGTGAGGTTTTAATGACTGAACTTACACCAGAACACTTTGAACTTCATGACAGAAATAAGGACACAATGTTGCAACGCAATAAGCTGAAGTATCTTGAAGATAGAATAACAACACTTGAAAAATCTCTAGATAGCCACGCAAAGATATTGGCAAGATTTCAAATGACCGAGGGCAAAGAGCAACCTTTAATATTAACTAAAGAAATGGAGATTAAAAATGCCTAATAAACATTTTTGCCAAGGACCAGATTGCCACGAGAGAGTTACACAAGACAGGTTTTTAAAATCTCGTGGAGTAATTCGTGGACGATATGCAGCTACACCATTAGACCATAACAACGCATACTATAAAAGAGGTAAATATTTTTGTAGTACAAGTTGCGAGTATGCATGGCTAGATCATAACATGGAAAACATAGAACAAGGTCGACCGATTGAATTTATCAGACACAGACGAGAAACAGGAGGATATCACAAGGTAACTAAAGATAGAGAGGGTTGGCAAGGTACTTATACAACTAGTCGAATTGAAAGGGTTGACAACAGGACCGAAATAGAGTAGGATAATCCTATTAACAGAAAGGAATAAATGACAACAGAAAGAACAGAAGAAAGACGAAACAGATTCAGCGGTGAATCTATTATGCTAACTAAAGAAGAGGCAAAGAAACACGACGAGATATTCTTGCACGAGTTACAAGCGACGATAGAAGATAAAGAACTTGGTCAAGGTGTTAGTAAACATTGGCAAGAGATGAGAAATCGTCTTGATTGGTTTATGAAACACAATGCAAAAGCTTACATGGTTCTGTTAGACTAGTCACGAGTGGCGCCCTAACGGGCGCCACCTCAAGTTGTATGCAATAAATACATACAACTACAGGTTGTGCGCCAGAATCAATAGAGGTACCAAAACCTTTTTTAACTTTCAATTACAGGTTGTATCGCATTCCACCTTTTAAAAAAGGGGTCCCAAAGTTTACCCTTTATGCCTTGATTTCCACGGTTTTAGCCTGTAAAACCATTATGGGACCCTTTATGCAAGTAGACCTAGAAAAAATTAAAAAATTACCCCCCGACGTAAGAAAAGACTTCATGAAGATGGCTTTGAAGTTAAATGAAAAAAAGAAAATTTCAAAAGTCAATTCCGACTTTTTAAGCTTTGTAAAACACATTTGGCCAGAATTCATTGAAGGTGAACATCATAAAATTATTTCAAAAAAATTTAACGAAATGGCAGAAGGCAAATTAAAGCGATTAATTGTCAATATGCCGCCAAGACATACAAAGTCCGAGTTCGCTAGCTCCTTGCTGCCCGCTTGGATGATCGGGCGTAATCCTAAACTTAAAATAATTCAAACGACTCACACCGGGGAACTAGCGATTCGGTTC